AACTATACCCATCAAGGATTAGCACAAAGATCCTTTAGTAGATCTTGGACTATAACTGATGATACAGAAGTTAAGTCAGTTGAATTTGAAGATGGATTACTAACAGTAACAGTTAGTAAGATTGTTCCAGAACATTATGCTCGTAAAGATTGGCTCTAAATAGTTAAAACTATTTTTTGTTATGGATTATAAAACTGCAGGTGTTGACATTGAAGCAGGTAATGCTTTTGTTGAAAGACTAAAAAAACAAGCACCAACCATTGGTGGTTTCGGTGGTATGTTCAAGGTTCCTCGTGGATACGAGGAACCTATTTTAGTGTCTGGTGCTGATGGTGTTGGTACTAAGATTAATATGTGTAGAGTCTTTGGGGACTGGAAAACTATAGGTATTGATCTTGTTGCTATGTGTGTTAATGATGTAATTACATGTGGTGCTAAACCATTATATTTTTTAGATTATATTTCTACTGGTAAATTATCTCCTATTATAGATGATGTGATTGATGGAATAGTTGAAGGTTGTAAGATTGCTAATATAGATTTGATAGGTGGAGAGACTGCTGAACATCCTAAAGCAGGGCCTCCATATGGAGATAGATATGATGTTGATCTTGCAGGTTTTTGTACTGGTATAGTAGAGAAGAATGAAATTATAGATGGTAGTCTTATTAAACCTGGAGATAAGATTATTGGTATAGAAAGTAATGGGGTGCATAGTAATGGATATAGTTTGATTAATGAAATGTTATGGAGGCATAAGATTTATTATAAGGATGCTCCTGAATTACTTAATACCACTACAATCTATGCACCAATAGTGGATAGGTTATTAAAAGATTTTCCTATTCTTGGTATGGCACATATTACAGGTGGTGGTATTCCAGAGAATCTTCCACGTTGTATTCCTGATGGATTAACCGCATATGTTGATTATAATTCTTGGAAGATGCCAGAAATCTTTAGTAAGATTATGCTTGCAGGTGAGATACCAGAAGAAGAGATGAAGAAGGTATTCAATCTTGGTATAGGATATTGTCTTGTGGTTCCTGAAGAGGTGGTAGAAGATGTTCAATCAATGATCGGGTTGCAGTCTTGGGTCATTGGTGATATAATTAATAGCGAGGTATGATTTAATTATGACCATTAAAATTTTGGTTCTAAAATCTGGAGAAGATGTAATTGCTGATATAAAGGAGATGATGACCCCTGACAATAAAGTTATGGGTTACTTTCTTAATAGACCCTGCGTAGTTAAACTACTAAGTTCTGCACCTTTAACTGCAGACGAGGCAAATCCAAAATCTGAAACTAAATCAGAAATGTCTGTTAGGATGCACCCATGGGCTCCTTTAGCAAAAGAAAAAGAAATCCCACTAACATCAGAGTGGGTGGTTACTATGATAACCCCAGTAGATAAAGTTCTTAAAATGTACAAAGAGGATGTATTAAAAGCATATGACAATACAACTGATAGTTCTGACGAACAACCTAAAGCTGGTCTCACAGATTGAGGAAATGCCAGCAGCAGTACCAGGAGAACCTGACTGTAAATTGACTGAACCAATGGTGGTTGGGAAGAATGATACTCTAACTCCTTGGTTGGTGGAATCTACCAATCAGAATGAATTTATGATATCATCTGATAAGATATTAACTCTTGTCGATCCTAAACCTACATTACTTGAGAAATATGAAAGACTTCTTAAACCTAATCTAAGCGTTGTTCAACCTATTCCACCCAATCCTCCAACTAAAACTGAAGAATGAAATTCTACACCAATGTTCAACTAATCGGAAATCAGTTTCTGGTTCGTGGAGTTGAGAATGGAAGGAGATATGAACATAGGGATGAATTTTTCCCTACCTTATTTGTTAAATCTAAAAAGAAGACTAAATATAAAACGTTGAATGGAGAAGCAGTTGAAGCAATTCATCCAGGTTCAGTTAGGGATTGTAGGGACTTCTATAAGAAGTACGAAGATATTGAGAACTTTGAGATATACGGGAATGACAGGTATATTTACCAATATATTTCAGAGAAATACCCAGAGGATGAAATCAAGTTTGACATATCTAAGATTAAGCTTGTTACTCTGGATATTGAAGTTGCGTCTGAGCAGGGTTTCCCTGACGTTGAATCTTGCGTGGAAGAAATCTTGGCAATCACAATACAAGATTACACAACTAAGCAGATTGTTACTTGGGGTGTCAAACCCTTTCAGAATAATAGGAAAGATGTAACATATTTTCATTGTCCTACAGAGTATGATCTATTAAATCATTTTATTAATTATTGGATGAAGGATGTTCCAGATGTTATTACTGGATGGAACATACAACTATATGATATTCCATATATTTGTAAGCGTCTTAATAGAGTATTAGGTGAGAAATTAATGAAGAGGTTTTCACCTTGGGGATTAGTCTCTGAAGGTGAGATTCATCTTATGGGAAGAAGGCATACAACATTTGATGTTGGTGGTGTAACTCAATTAGATTATCTTGACCTGTATAAGAAGTTTACATATAAAGCACAAGAGTCATATAGGTTGGATTATATTGCCAAGGTAGAACTGGGTCAGCAGAAGTTAGATCACAGTGAGTTCGATACATTTAAGGACTTCTACACAAAGGGTTGGCAGAAGTTTATTGAGTATAATATAATTGACGTTGAACTTGTTGACCGTTTGGAAGACAAGATGAAACTGATTGAGTTGGCATTAACTATGGCATATGATGCTAAGGTTAATTACAACGATGTATTCTATCAGGTGCGAATGTGGGATACGATCATTTACAATTATTTGAAGAAGAGGAATATTGTTATTCCTCCTAAGAATAGATCATCTAAAAATGAAAAGTATGCAGGTGCTTATGTCAAGGAACCGAAACCAGGACGCTATGATTGGGTTGTTAGTTTTGACCTCAATAGTCTCTATCCTCACCTTATTATGCAGTATAATATTTCCCCAGAGACCCTCTGTGAATCACGGCATCCAACCGTTACAGTTGATAGACTCCTCCAGGAGCAGGAGGTAATTGATGGGGATTATGCAGTTTGTGCGAATGGAGCACAATATCGGAAAGATGTGCGAGGATTCCTTCCTGAACTTATGGATAAGATGTACCAAGAAAGGGTCATCTTTAAAAAGAAAATGCTTCAAGCAAAGCAGGATTATGAAAAGAACCCTTCTTCTAAACTCACTAAAGAGATCTCTAGGTGTAACAACATACAGATGGCGAAGAAGATATCTCTTAACTCTGCTTATGGTGCTATCGGTAATCAGTACTTTAGGTATTACAAATTAGCAAACGCAGAAGCGATTACACTTTCTGGTCAAGTTTCTATTCGTTGGATAGAAACTAAAATGAATCAGAAGATGAATAAGATTTTAAAAACAGAGGATGTTGATTATGTTATTGCTTCAGATACTGATAGTATTTACTTGCATGTGGGCCCTTTGGTTGAGGCTGTATACAAGGGGAGAGAGAAAACTAATGAGGGCGTTGTTGGGTTCCTTAACAAGGTGTGTGAAAATGAATTTGAGCCTTATATTGAAAGTTCTTATGAAGCGTTGGCCAGGTATGTCAACGCATACGACCAAAAGATGTTCATGAAGAGGGAGAACATTGCCGATAGAGGTATATGGACTGCCAAGAAAAGATACATCTTAAATGTATGGGATAGTGAGGGTGTTCGATATGAAGAACCCAAACTAAAGATGATGGGTATTGAGGCAGTTAAATCCTCAACACCAGCACCTTGTCGTACAATGATTAAGGATGCATTGAAGATAATGATGAATGGAACGGAGGATGAGGTTCAAACTTATATTGAGAAGTGTCGTAAGGAATTCAAAACATTACCACCTGAAGAGATATCATTTCCAAGGACTGCATCTAATGTAGAGAAGTATAAAGCACATTCTACGATATATGCAAAAGGAACTCCTATACATATACGGGGTGCATTATTGTATAATCATTATGTTAAACAGCATAAGGTTGACAATAAGTATTCTCTTATCCAGAATGGTGAAAAGATTAAATTCTGTTACCTGAAAAAACCTAATATTATTCACGAGAATATTATTTCGTTTATTCAGGATTTTCCGCATGAAATAAATCTTACCAAATACATTGATTATGATTTGCAATTCGAGAAAGCATTTCTGGAACCACTTAAAGCAATCCTAGATTCAATTGGATGGCGGGTGGAAAAAACTGTAACACTAGAAGCCTTTTTTATCTAAATGGAATTACCTATCGATGACAAAGATTTAGCAACAATAGTCAGTGCATTAGCATTGGGTGGAGATGCTAGGTTGTATCATTTATTGAAGGATGTCAAACAGATTCGGGAATTAAATCCTGATGGACCTTATAAGAAAATTTTACGTGAAGAAAAGGGGATGGTTATCTAATGTTTTTTGAAAAATTGAGTCTTGTTACTGGTGGATTTGATCCAATTCACAGTGGTCATATAAAATACTTTGAACGAGCAAAAGACCTTTCTAATTATCTTGTAGTTGGTATCAACACAGAAGAGTGGCTTACCAATAAGAAAGGGCAGTACTTTCTATCATGGAAAGAACGTGCTGAAATAATAAGGCATCTTGATATGGTTGATGCTGTTATATCATGGGAAGATGATGAGTTAGGATCTGCTTGTGGTGCGATTGAAAAGTGCCTAGATATAGCGGAAACTGTGGTCTTTGCAAATGGTGGAGATCGTGGTAAAATGAATACACCAGAGTTCGATAAGTATGGTGCTGATCCTCGTGTCGAATTTGTATGGGG